CACGCCGCTGTCTGCGTGGGCATGTTCTTCCCCGGTCGCACACCATGCCCACGCAACGGACGGCCCGCCACGGCGGGCAGGCTGCGGGCATGCCACCCTCCAAACACCTTTGCCTGCACTACGCCGGCCCGACGAAAACCCTTGTGAATCCGCGGAAAACCCCGTAGAATCAGCCCTCGAATTGATCGGTGCCGGAGTGGCGGAACTGGCAGACGCGCGGGATAACAAATCCTTAGCCACGGTACGGCACCCCACAATTTCGTGCGGCATCGTACTACTCGATGCGGCACCGTACATCGTGGTGCTACTGGTTTTTGTGACCCAGACGTGACCAAGCGATTGTCGATATGATCGGAGGCGGACGGTGGCGAGTGTTCTGACGTGCCCGCACTGTGGGTCTCATGGGGTTTCGAGAGTTCGCGGACTCCAGGGAATCAGAGAGGTCTTGATCTGCCTACTGCTGTGTTTACCCCTGCTCATCCCTGGAGTGATCTACTACGTTTGGCTGGAGTCCATTCCGTTCTGCTCGAACTGTGGGCGGCGGGTTCGGCCCGGTCGGGCCTGGTAGCGGCGGCGAGTGGGGGGACTCGCCTTCGCGTCGCCGCGCCGGAGCGGAATCGGCGGAGGTGTGGCCCGCGGGTCAGCCCTTCCCGGAGGGTCAGCCCTTCCCGGCTGCCGGCGGGGCATCAGAGACGCGGGCCTCGGCGACCTCGACGTAGAAGTCGTCGCGCTGGGTGATGCGGACGCCGAGTTCACCCAGGAGGTCCTCCGGGAAGGTCGCCAGCACGTCCTTCGACGCCCGCTCGGTCGTCATGATCGCTACGTCGAGGCCGCGATCCTTGAGGCCGGCAATAATCTCCTCGGCCGGCCGCAGGAACCGCACGGCGGGCGGCGAGACCCTCCATCCGACGCGGCCGTGGGCCAGGGCCAGCGACCGCTCGCCGCCAAAATCCTTCCGGTGAGCGGAGGCGAACGTCTCGATGGCCTCCTGGATGGCCTCCAGAAAGAGACCCTGCGGGCCGAGCCGCTCCTGGAGGTCGGCGTTGATGGCGCGAACACGCTCATCGGCCTCGGCCTTGGCGGCGGCTATGTCGGACTCCGTCCGGGCCATCAGGTGGACCATGTGGTCCACGTCCTGCCAGGATCTGGGGCGCTCGACGGCGGGACTGGACTTGGCGGGCGACTTGCGAGGCATAGCGTTCTCCGGGCGCCCAGTCCTAGATCATCTTACCGCCAGGCTTGCAAAGGACAAGACCGGAGCGGTTATCCTTGGTACTGAAAGTCCCAGCGTATAAGCGCGCACTGTGAGGTGCCCATCCATACGTCGGCCGCCCAGCCGCGTTAAGAAATCGCATGTGCTTCTCCACCCCCGTGTAGCTGTAACATACTACCAGATTCCGCCTGGTTGTTAACCGTGATACTCGAAGCTCCACTTGACCAGCGCTTTCACGTCAGTGGTGTACCAGCCCTGGTAATGCTGCTCATAGTCCGTGGGTTCGCCCACCCACGTAGGAATGTTGTCCGTTGACCCTAAGTAAGAAGAAGTTGCAGCTATATCAGTGGACACACTCCAAAGAACATACGTTGAGGCAACCAGAGGATACCCTGGAACGTCTCCATTATTGTCGAACGTGGTGTAAGTGCGCGGAATAGCTGCGGTACTCGCGTAAAACTCGATCCGCCTGGGGGTGGTCACTGCCGGATCAATCACCACCTGTTTTTGCGTTCGGATTCGGCTTATGTTTGCTGAGTACTCAGTAATACCAAGGCCATTGTCCTGCTTGAAACCGTCTGACTCTGCATAAGCGCCAAGCCCGTCTTCCGGGCCGTGTTCACCACTAGAGGCCCAGGCACTCTCTGCCCCAGTAACAGCATCACCCCACTCATACGGAGGTGACGCAATACTTTTACCCCCGCGTCGCCAATACCCGTTGACCGAGACGGGAACAGCGCTTTGCAACATAAGAACATTCAGAACTGCCTGAACATCCGCATAGCGCCACCAGCCACGAAGATCACCTCGCTGAGCCTTTCGGGCCTGGTCAGTGCCCCCATCCTCCGGGCGTGTCACAAAGGCCCGCCAAGTTGAATGGGGCAGCCCTGCGGCAGAAAACACAGCGGCCAGTGAGCCGTAGGTAGGAAACACCGCTGTTCCGTTATCGTAGTACCCGTCGCCTACGTAAACACCAGCAACGTGTGAGACAACAAAGCTACTGTAAAGGCCCTCAATCTGCGTCTGCAACGCCGCCCATTCTGCCGCCGTGGGCCTTTCGTTCCCCCGCGTGTGCAAAAATAGCGTGTTGGTGCCATCAGCAAATACCGATACCCCAAGAACAGCGATTTGCCGCTCTTTGACGGCATTGACCAGCTCGTTCCATCGAGACGCTGACTGCTGGAGGTTCGTCGTAGCCGTCACTGGGGTCCAGTTGCTCACAGGTCTCTCGAATCATCGTGGGCGGTATAGGTCCATCCGGTCCCCGGCACGAACAGCGGCTGGACGAATACACGGTCGTCCACGCCCAGCGGGTTGCCATTGAGTTCTGAAAGCGTGCCCTCCGTGTCCGACGAGAGACCGCCCGACTTATCCACACACGTGCCGGGGACAATCTCCGTCCATTCCCACGCCCCGGTCGAGCCGCCTGTGATCCGGGCGGGGAAGACCTGCGGCGTCACACGGTTGCCGAGCCGCACGAGCGACCACTGGACGCCCGTACCCGCCTCGTGCCAGAGGATTTGCGCCGAGCCGACCGAGCCGCTCAAGAAATCCCAGCCCTCCTCGCCGTCGCTCCGCACCTCGGCGTACTGATCCCCCTCGTTCTTAATCGTCACCTGGACGGGCGTAACGCCCGCGACCATCGCCCGGCCGAGTTCACCGGCGGGGATCGGTTCCTGGAGGACGACGAAGTTGCCTGGGTGGTCTGCGTCGGGCGCTTGACCGTTCAAGGCGAAGTGGAACTTGAACTCGTCCAGGCCGCCGACATCGTGGCCCTCGGAATCAAAGAGGGCGAACAGCAGCCCATTGATGGTCAGGATCGAAAAGGCGGGCAGGTCGGCGCCGGAGTTGTTCTGCACAAGGACGATGCCGGCCGGGAGCGGTTCGGACAGCGGGCCGCCGCCCTGGCGGCCCTTCCGCCGCTGGTAATCTTCCGTGGCCTCGGCGAAGGCGTTGTACGCCGCGGCCGGGAACCTCAGCGGTTGGCCTGAACGCACCCTCTGGAGCGGGTCTCCCACCTCTCAGTCCTCCGGCGGCGTCGTGACGCCGAGCCCCAGGTCGCCGAAATCGTCCGTATAGTAGACCTGCTCGACGTTCACCTGGACGGGCTTCTTGATGACGGACACGGACCCCACGGCGTCGGCGTACCTGACCCATAGGTAGGCCCAGCCGTCCTTCGGGATGTCTGGAATGGCGCCGATGGTGATGCCGGTTCGGTTGGGGCTGGCCGAGAACTTGAACGCGAACTCATAATCGTCCTCGCTCCGCGGACCGCCCGATACGCCGAGAAACAGGAGTTCGTGCGCCGCGAACGTGAGCGTCACCGGGGGCTTGGTGCACTCGATGGAGAACCCGTCGCCGTTCACGCAGTTGGTCAGCCGGTAGAAGGCGGCAATCCGTTCCGCCGTCACCTCCTCGGCGGGCATCAGGTAGGTGACGGCGAAGTTGAACTGCGCGATGCCGACTTCGCAGCCCTCGACCGAATTGTGCGTCACGCCGATGGCGCCCCCGAAATCTTCCGTCAGGGCGGCTATCCCGCCGAGGCCGTAGATACCCAACGTCTGAATCGACTGCGTGATGTGCATCGAGCCGCCGGAGGTGTCGAGCGTAAGCACCTTGTCCCCGGTCTTCGGCAGAACCAGCCGCTTGCCCACGCCGTACTGGACCGTCCCCGCCCACCATCCCGCCTCGATGTCGACGGGCTTGACGCTCCACGTGCGGCGGACGAGGCCGTCGTACACCGTGGGGGCGATGTCGGCCAGGGCGCCGCAGGCCTCCACGTCGTCGCTCGTGCCCTGCACGATGTACTTGATCTCCGCCGACACCGAGTCGCCTGAGGACAAGGTCCGGCCGGCAGAGATTTCGGTAACGGTGATGCCGTCCAAGGTCCGCGCCCCTATCCGAAGTTGAGTCCGAGGGTCTTTGTCAGTTCGGCGATCTTCTCGGTATTCCTGGCGGTCGATTCGGTCGCGCTGGCGATGCGGTCGCTCACGCCACCGGCGGCGCCGAGCCGCCCCGCCTCCGCCGCATTGAAGGTGCCGCGAACGCCTAGGGTCGTGGTTTGCTTCACGACGTCCGGCATGGCGGCCGCCGCATCCGCGACCGTCTTCCGCTGGGCGCGCTGGAGGGTTTTATCCGAGATGACGCCGGCGTCACGAAGTTTCTGGTAACGCTCGAGCTCGTCCCGCGCCCGCTCTTCTGGCGTCCGTAGCGAGTCGGCCAGCGTCCGACCTTCCTTTTGGAGGGCGTCGGCCTCACGGGCGGCCTTGAGTTCCGCCATCGCGGTCTTGAGCAGGTCGAATTGCTCACAGTAATCCTGGAACGAGATGAGGCCCGTATCCGAGGCATCGGCCAGCGCCTTGGCGGCCTTGGCCACCTCGACATCGAAGCCGTCGAGGACGCCGCGTAGCACGCCGGCCTCCGTCTGGAGGGCCTGAATTTGTGCGGTGAAATCGGTCTGGAAGTCGCCGAGCTTCTTGTCCCGCTGCCGCTTCTCCTCGATGTCCAAGGCGCCCAGTTGCCAGGCGAGCCACTGCTGGGCCTCGGCGGAGAGCATATTCATGTGACGAGACTGATACGCGAGGAACTCCCGCGCCGTCAGCGTGGCCTTGGCATACTGGTCCATCGCCCCCGTGATGCTCGACTGGGCCTGCGCGCGGTCCTGGTTCCACTTGGCGGCCTGCTTCTGCTTCTCGTCGAGGTCGATGAGGCGGAGCTTCTTGGCGAGGAGCTCCTCGGACTGGTCGGCGGCCAGCTTGAGGCCCTCGACCTCGTACCTGGCATAGTCGCGGGCCGACAAGGAGGCCTTCGTGAGGGCTTTGTCCACGTCGTTCACGGCGGTGGTGTAGCGGTTCCGCAGGTCGACGGCCCCGCCTCGTTCCCGATTGGCCCTGGTGCTGGCGGCGTCGTTTTCGGGGTCTGGGTTGTCCACGCCCTTCCAGCGATGGATGAGCCACGTCATCGCACCATCGACCGGCCCGGCAAGTTCCTTGACGACCTCGCCGAGGCCGAACGGCAGTTCCTCGGCCGCCTTGCGGGCGCCCTCCATGTCGCCCCGGAACAGGCGACTGAACATCTGGGCGTCCTTGATGCCGATCTTGGCGATGGCGATGGCCGAGGCGAACTTCAGGCCCGAATCAAAAAGGTCAGTCCCACGAAACCCGCCCGAGAGAAAGCCCTTGCCGCCCCCCTCCTGTGCCCCGGCCATGACCGATGCTTCGGTGCCGCGGGTGAGAGGGGAGCCGTTCCCGTTATTGGCGGCCACCCATTGCCGGAGGCGGGCCTGGCTCGCCGCGAGGCGCTGCATCATGGGCCCGTCGTCGGCGGAGATCTCGACGTAGGCCTGGCCGGCTCGCACGCCGCTTGAGGCAACCATCGGGATGGCCTCCTATGCCGCGCGGATGCTCGTGGCCCAGAACTTCGGCAGTTCCGGCGTTACCTGCTCGAGGGCCGGCCCCATGAACGGACGGGGCGGATAGGTGGCCATGTAGGTGCTGGCGCCAGCGGGGCCGAACAGATCCTCGTTCAGTTTGTTGGCGCGGGCGACCTGGGCGGCCGTTCGGAGCTTGCCGTAGGTGACCTCGTTGACCCAGCCGTGGCAATTGAAAATGGCCCACGTCGTCATACCCACCCGGCCGCCGATACGGATTTCACCGGAAGAGCCGAGCTTGCGGCGGCTCCGCTGGGGGGCCTTGAGGATCTGCGAGCCGCCATATTCGTGCAGGGCCGGGACGTTGACGGGAGTGCCGAGGCGGACCGGACCGATGACCACGCTCGCCCGGCCGGGGTCCAGGGCGTAGTAGAGGAACTGGCGGATGTAGGGGTGCGGCCGCACGGCGTTCGGCGGGCTGCCCGGCGACGACGAGACAGGCGCGCCCGCGAGGCGCGTCCGCTGGCCCGCCAGGACCTGCCCCTGCTGTTGGGCCAGGCTCGTGACGTACCGCATCGACCGCTGGGCGACCATGTGGACCAGGGCGCCGGCCTTGGCCAGGGCCTCGCGGGTGGTCCGATCGGTGATGCCCTTAACGAGGGCGCGGTCGAAGAACCACTTCTTGACACTGAAGGTCAGGTTGAACCGGACCTGGGGCATGGCCCTCACCCACTCGCCGCGGCCGTGGGCGCGGGAACCACCGGGGCGGCCGGAACCGAGGCGGCGGGGTCGGCCCCCTGGGTCTTGATGGCGCCAATCTTCACGCCGAGCTTGTAGAGAGCGGTCTGCGCATCATCGACAATCGTGTGCACCAGGCCCGGCACGGCGCCGTCTCCGAACACGGTCTTGAGACTCGCGGGGTCCATCTGCTGCTTGATGGCCTCCACCAGGTTGCCCGTCTGGAAGAACGCCTGGCGGCTGCGCCAGAGCATCCACCCGATGCCGCCGATCGCCGCGGCAATCAGGACGGCGGCGCCGAGGGCGATCCATTCCAGGTATTCATGGACCAGTGTGGCGGCGCCAATGAGGAGGAGCGCCCCGGCGCACACGGCCAGGCCCGCCTTCATGTCCACCTTGAGCGCGAGGAACACACCGACCGCCAGCACCCCGACGCCGGCGACGATGAGCCACTTGAGGACCGCCCGCACGGCGCTATCCGCCTTGGCCTGCTCCTCGGCGATGCGTTTCTCGGCGGTAGCGGCCTTGGCCTGCCAGGCGTCGCGGTCCTTGGCGAGGGCCTTGACGTCGGCGTCGGCCTGGCGGAGTTCCGGCACAACCACCTGGATCACTACCTTGGATTCCTTCGAGATCTCGGCGATGGCCTCGCGGGCAATATGGAGCTTCGGCGTTACGTCGTTTTGGAGGGCCTCGGCCTGCGCGTCGAGCACCTTGGCGACCGGCTCGGCCACGGGCGTCGCCTCGCGGAGCGTCTGGGCTTGGGCGCCGACCACGCCGGCCACCTCGTTGACCTTCACGGCGGCGCCGTCGATGTTCGTGGCGGCCGTGTCGGCGGCCCGCGCGATGGCATCGCCGGCGTCGCCCGCCTTGGCGGCGGTGTCGACGAGGCGCGGCGGCTGCTTCGGGATTTCCGGCCTGGTGCAGCCGGCGAAGCCCAGTGTGATGGCCAGGACCAGCAAGACAGAAACGGCTATCGTCGAGCGGATCACGTCGGTCCTCCTTTTTTCGCGGCCGGGGCCACGAAGACCTTTTTCAAGAGTTTCAGGTTCGATTTTGTAAGCGGAATGCCGCCGCCCGATCGCCGCGCCTCATACGGATTGAAGTCGGCGGGCTTGAAGGCCCGCGTCCGCTTCGGGTCGCGGTTGACGTTCGCGAGGAGCGAGAGGAGCGACGCCATCCGGCCCCATTCGTCCCGGCCGCGGGCCTCGGCCATCCACACCAGCTCGCGGAGCGTCAGGCCGGCGGGGTCGATCCCGACGACGCCGGCGAGCTGCCAGATGAGTCGCCAATGTCCGAGGCCGCCCTCGCCGCGTCGAGGAGCGGCTTCATCGCCTCGGCCGCCTCGGCCACCGCCTTCTCCTGCTCGGCGATCTTCACGGCCACCTTGCCCAGCGCTCGCACCCGCTGGGCATTCGGGAAAAAAACGAGCAGCTCCTTCATCAGCGCCGACGCTGCCTCGTCCAACGCGCCGCCGACCATGCCCCGGCCGAAGTCCTCGTCGGTGACGCCCTTGGCCACGGCCTCCGGCTGACACAGACCGAAGATCACGTCCACCAGGAGGCACGCATCGTCGGCCAGCCGCGAGAGCAGCTCGCCGTTGGCCACGTCCAGGAGGTCCACGCCCAGGAGGTCTCGGACCCGCTTGATGGCGCCGACGTTGATGACCACCGACCACGTGCGGCCCTGGCTGTCATGGAACTGCTGCATGTCCGCTCCTGTTTTCCCCATCTGTGGGGCGATTAGCCGAGGACGACCTCGACCTGGAGCACCTGGCTGCCCGTGCCCACGAGGTCGAGGGTCTTGTTGGCGCCGGCGATGTCGCCGCCGGAGTCCTTCGAGAAAAGCAGGACCTCGGCGCCCGCCGCCAACGTCAGCGAGAAGTCCGCCCCGAACCCGTCATAGCCGTTCGAGGCGCCCTTGCTGACGGTGATGGGGTTTCCGTTCGTGGCCGGCGCCCGCAGGCGGAGGACCTGGACGCGGAGACCGGAGCCGTCCACGACGACGCCGTTCGTGCCGACGAGGGCCGTCAGGTCCAGGGTCGCGTCGCCCGACGTGAGGGCCTGCTCGAACGCGGCAACCTTCGACGCCGGCGGCGTCGAGGCGGAATTCAGCGTCTTGACCGAGTCCCATGCCGAGTGGACGACGGACCGCGCCGTGGCCGGCGTGGCCGGGACGTTCGTCTCCAAGGTCTCGGTGACGCTGACCTTGGCCAGGTAGGCTACATTCACGCTCATGACATTCTCCTTGGTCGATGGGTCGGCTTCCGCCGCCGCTTATTCGATGACTTTCCACACGGGCACGTTGGCCGAGTAGGTCGGCTTGGCGGTCACGCTGACCGCCGCCGCCTGCTCGAGCGGCTCGTTTCGCTCGAACTTCAGGATGGAGCAGTCCGCCCAGAGGCCCTCGCTGCCGGCCTCGTCGATGGGACCGTCCATCACGGCGAGGCCCAGGAGGGTGCCGTTGAAGTAGGCGTCCTTGACGGCCTGGAGACCTTCGCCCTCGGTGTCCCACGGCATCTCGAACTCGATGCTCGCGTCCAGGAGGGTGCCAATGGTCTGCTTCCAGCCGCCGGAGGCCCGCGAGGTCACGTCGGCCTCGCCCTTGGACGTGTTCAGCTTCACGTCCTTGACACGGGCCAGTTCCGTCCACGTGGGGGTGCCGCCGATGCCGGCCGCACAGAGGTACAGTTTCATTTCGCCGCCGAGTTTCACGGACATGGCACATTCTCCTTGGCGGCCTCGCCGCCGGGCCTGAAGTTACGGGTTATGGTTCAACCACTGGATTCGCTTCAGCTCCACGAGCGCCTGCGAGAACCAGTAATCCGCCATCACGGCCTGCGACTCCTCGTCTGCCGCATCGGCCGCCCACACGCCCAGCTCAAACTCGGCCAGAGAGAAGACCTCCAGCCTCGCATCGAGCCGGTCCGACTCGGCCGGGGACAACCAGACGCCGCCACATCCGGCCAGGAACGTGGCGGCCAGCAGCGGGAGAATGACGAGGATTCTGGTCATCGGTCGCGTTCCTTAACTCCCCAAGCCGCTGCCGAGCGTCACGGTCCACGCCGTATGACCATCGACAGACCGCAACGCATAGATATTATTGTTCGCAGTCGCATCGCCAAATCCGCTCACGGTCACGGTGCCAGACGCCGCCGCAGTGGGGGCATATTCCCCAAACACGTCGGACCCATTTCCTCCACCTATCCATCCGGGGTCCGACCCAACAGTCGATGATGTAGAGATAAGCCAGTGTACTGACACGGAGTCCCACAAGATATACCATACGGTCTCATCAACCGTAAACGTCCAATGTGAAATACTGTCCTGCACCGGGACCGCGCCTGCAATGTTCGGATAAAGACTTTCTCCGCTTATCTCCGTAGGAGAATATGCGTTCGCCCCACCGAGGTTCAGCGTGCCGCCCGCCGCGGCCACGGCATCAATCGCAGCGGCCCACGCCAGCACCACCTCCACGTTCCCGGAACTCAGGCCGCAGTCGTGGAAATTGATGTTCGTGCAGGCTGGACAATACTGTCCATCCGGCAGCGTCAAGGTCGAGATGACGCTGCCGCTGAAATCAATTGTCGTCGCCACGGCCAGTTTGCCGAACTGCGCTACCGACAGCGCCGTCACGCCGGTACAGACCAGCGCCGGAAGCTTCGGCATGTCTTCCATGACCAATGCACCCAAGGCCGTCAGCCCACTCAGCTCGAGCGACACGAGGTTCGCGCTCGGCCCGATGGTCAATGACGACAGAGACGTGCAACCGCCCACGTCAATCGTCTGGTTCGTCGAACTCGACGGGAAGATGGCCGTCACGAGGTTCACGAGACCGCTCAGGTCCGTGCTCGTGGCGTTCTCGCTCGCGGTATACCACTCCAGGGCCGTCCAGCCGGTTCGGTCGACGGCCCCCGTGATGCCATGTTGGCTGTCGGTCCACCAAGGGAGCGACGCGACGCCGTCGGCGCCGGGAGTGCCGTCCGCCGGTTTCGCGATCAGCAGCAACCATCCTGTGCCCGGAGGTTCGGCGGAGGTCGAGGCGGTCGCCAGATAGGTCGCGCCCCCATGCGTCACGCCGGCACCCGCAGCGTAAGTCCCCGCCGTCCACT